TAAAATCATAGTTGTCTTGAAGATAAGTGAACATATCTGCGATGTATTGGTCTCTTGGCAAAGAGCCTTTAAACCCTCTGCTTGCGCCTACAAAATGATTTCTGCCTAATAATCTCATCCAAAGAAATCCTCTAAAGTTGCTCTAGGTTCAACATCCCAACCTACTGCATCAAGTATAAACTTTAATGGTTCGATGAATGTTTTCTCAAACATGGTATCATAATCAACATAGTTATGTAGCCCAAACTCCTTGGGTAACACTAAAGGGAACGACACAATATTTTCTTTGATCGGATTTGGTTGTTTTAAATACAAGAACTTGATCTTTTCGCCGTTCTTGATTGTCTCGTACTTACGGTCAAGACTGTTATCTTTCACGCATTTGTTATACAGCAGTGATCCTCTGACATGGATGGGTGTACCCTTGATATACACGTCACGCTTGTCTGCCCACTTTGAGATATCGCTGACACCACGTGGAAATGCAACTGACTCTGGTGGTAGTTTCTTGAACTCTTTTCGAAAGTCTGCAATAAACTTTTGAGTGTCTTGCTCCGTACCTTCGATGATGACCTTGAATATCTCTTTGAACTTATCACGCACGACCTCAGGTGTGGATGACTTGATAGCTTCGATACCCATCATTTTGAGTTTTGGGGTAGCGTATTGAACACCTTCGTTGTTGTGTACGTTTAGAATATAACGTTTCTTGGCAGTCCAAATACCACGGTCAGCGATAGCTTCACGTGCCATGACCATGCGTGGCTTGAATGCATTCATCTTGTCAAAGAGTTCTGCATATGCTTTCTCTAGGACTTTTTCAAAATGTTCTTCGCATATCTTGCTCAGTGCCTTTACAGGGTCATCGGGGTTTAACTTACTAACAAAATCACCGAAATTAATATAAAGAGAATCGGTATCGATAGCCAATACATAATCTTTTCCTTTTGTTTTGAGAATACGGTTCATCTCTTTGTTGATAGCATTCTCTGCCCAACGAATAGACAACTGACCAGACAAGGTGATACCTTCTGCAATACGCTGATCAAAGTATCTGAAGTATTGATTACCCAAAGCACCATAGAGTGAGTTGAGTAGAATTTTAATAGCCATTTGGCGATTTTCTAGTTGGTTGATAGTTCTTTCTAACTCAACTGTCTTGGTCTTTTCATACTGTTGTTGCGCCTCAAGCATTTGCTTTTTGACAACCTTACGTTCTTCATAGTAGCTTTCAATAATCTTGGGAAGAATACCTTGGAAGTCTTTACGATAACAGGAACCATTCGCTGCCACGGATACGTCCTCATCTAAGTCAAAGTCTTGATTTAGATAATAGTCAACACCATGTGGATATGTACGATCACTGATCAATGTTTCAGGTGACATGTTATATTGAACAATCAAGTTTGGATATAGTGAGTTCAAGTCAAACGACACCACCCAATCATGACCACCAACGAATGGGTCTTTCACATAACCACCTGGATATGATGTCTTGGTCTTGTTTCCATTTGGTGGCACGACAATATTTTGTTTGTAGAGTTCACGATAGATAATCGAATCCCATATTGCAGTTGTGCCAAAGGTATCGCTGTAGTTCACTCCACCCTTGTATGCCATGGTCATAGCCAATGCAATCAGACCCATTTTCTCATCAATACGTTCAATCAACTCAACATCTCGAATGTTATAGTCAATGAACTTCTGATGGTCTTCCTTGTATAGAGTATACAGGTTACCATGTTCTTCATATGAAAGTTTACGCTCTCCAAGGACAACGTAGGCGATGTGGTCTAGCTTGTAGGACTCTTGTGCGCCATAGGAATATCCAAACTTCTGAAACAAATCATAGTAATCAAGTTGTTGAATACCTGTGAGTTCGTAGGCATTCATTTGCTTACCCTTGATCACAATGTTACGCTCAGAGATATGTTTCCAAGGCGACAAACGCTTTGCGCCATCCGCTGATCCCACACGAGTAATACGGTTGACAAGATACGGAATGTCAAAAAGTCTTACGTTCCAACCTGTGATAACGTCAGGACAGTTATTAGCCCAATATTCAATGAACTTTGCAAGTAACTCTGTCTCACTTTTACAGTGACGGTATTGTATGATAAGTTTATCAGAGTATGCATTCTCTGCGTCATATGAGTCCAAGCCCCACACGTGATACACATCACTAAGGCTAGACTTCAATGCAATAGAGATCACTGGATGCGCTGCATCCTCTGGGAAAGGAAAGCCATCGTCAGATGCAACCTCAATATCGATATTAACAACATTGACTTTACTTGGATCAAACTTTATTTCTTTTGGAAACTTTTCTGTGATGAACTGATGGATGTAGTTCGTGTTACCGTAAACACTAAAGTTCTCCACATCCTTATACTTGTCTAAAAAATCTCTTGCCTCAGACATGGAGGCAAGCTTGATAGCGTCAAGTGGCTGTCCGTCAAGTGATCTGTATGGTGCTTTTGGATTTTTTGAAATAAGATGAAGAGTGGGTTCAAACTTATGTCTTATCTGTACAGGTGTGCCACTCTCATTCACACCACGATATAAAATAGAATTGCCAATACGATTGACGCTAGTATAAAAGTTCATACAACCTCCAAACTTATACTCAGCTTATATTATAAACCAATGTTCTTATATAGTCAATACCCACCGTCATAGTTTCCAAATGCCCAATATCTTTCTTGACACCACCAACAAGTCTTACATGGAACTATATCATCCCCACAACAACTAACAGTAAGTAATGATAGGGGTTCAATACCTAGTTCTTTGTATTGTGATGCAACATATTTTTTATCAACATCAACGAATGGTAGCGATAACGGATATTGTTCACGATATTTTACAAAATCCTCTTGTGGAATAGAGCCTTTATTGAGTGGTCTTGCGCTGTGTGGCATCCCTTGAGTAGCACCAATGATAAACACATCGACACCAAATCTACGACGAATATATTCAACACCGTCCCATAAATATTGTCGAGTTCCTTCATTATCTGCTGTTTTTCTAAAAGCGACAATGTGAGGATCATGTATGTTTACATTTGGACAATGGCTTCTAACATAGTCAACTACTTTGTCAACAGCTTCATAACTCTTTGCTATTTTTCTATTAAGATCGTATCCGTGGATGGGATATATATCGGGTAGCTTAGAAATCTTTGCAAGAGAATAAAGAATAAGAGCTGAATCTGCCCCACCAGACAAATTCAGCCCTACTTTATTTACATGCTTTGGTAAATCATAAAAATAATCAAGCACGATTGTATTTTTAGTCTTTTTTGGACACAAAAGAGTACATCTCTTTTGCCTTTTCCATTAGTTCATCCATAGAATACATTTGATTGGCTTTGCCAAACTCTTCCATAGTTGCTTTGCCTTGCTCAAACATTTTCTCAGCAAATTCACGGTTCATATGATATTGCTGGTCCATATAGTCTTTGGCAATTTGTAGCATTTCTGCACGAATCTCAAAAGGGTTTTTATGCGCCATCATTTGATCATCTTTGCCATTGCATCACCAACAGCATTTGCCCACGTGTTAGTGTGCATAAATGCGTCTTTGGTAAAAGATGTTTGTACTGTGATGAAATCATGCAGAGGTTTTGCAATTGTTTGATCTTTTACCCAAACGTCTACAAAACTTCTTTTTGCTCCTTGGATTGATTCAATCCACATATTAATTGCATAAGGGTTCATTTTTTATTCTCCTGTGTTGTGTGTGACCTGAGGGGCCATTACAGCCCCTCTGCTAAGACTTTTCTGTTAGCTTTTCAGCTTTGCGATTTGCATCATACATTCTTTAGCCTCTTTATGATAGCCAAGAGATGCAAGATGTGCTGCCGCTCTGCTATACCCAACAACTTCACACCATTTTTGAAATCCAGTATAAAGTTTTTGAGCAAATGAACGATGATCGATAGTTACTGATTCTGTATAAAACATTAGACAAATCCTTTTAGGTTAGGGTTAAAAGGAGCGATAAGATGTGATTTTTTCATATCTGTATCTTGTCTAGCAATAGAATAGATATCACCTCTGTTAATACCAATATCGTTCAATTCTGCATCAGTTAGCCTACGCAATTCATTTTCTGTTTGGCGAATGTCTTTGGCTAGTTGATAGTTGTTAATTAGCTTCAGTAAGAAGTTCTTTAGTGTCTGTGTCATTTGTTATTTCCTCGTAATGACCGATTTCGATTTTACGAGGACGCAGTTCTTCTGGGACTTCATATTTCAATTCGATTGACAATACTCCGTCCACTAAGTCTGCTCCGTTTACTTTTACGTGTTCGGACAGCCTAAAGGTGCGTTTGAACTTCTTAGTGGAAATACCACGGTGAATGTATTCACGACCTTTACTTACATGTTCACCTGTAACCGTTAGTGTGCGATCCTTGACTTCAATGTTAAGTTCGTCTTTTGTAAATCCAGCTACAGCAAGTTCGATAAGGTAATCTGTATCACCTGTTCTTAGAATGTTGTGGGGTGGATAGTTATCGGATGAGTGTTTTGCAACATAGTCAAGTTCATTTAGTAGATGATCGAATCCTACGAAAGATGAACGTGGAAATAGTGATTGTACGCCTGTCATGTTTATCTCCTTTATACAAGCAAGATTAAAGTGCAACCAGACCATTCTGCATTGCACTATTATTTATAAAGTTTAATATAGTATATGTTATGCTAAATGTCAATACCTAATATGCAAAATATTAAGACCAACCAAAAGAAAATCCAACTCGTGAACTATCAGGGAGTGCCACATGATATATGCCTGTTGGGACATATACAAAGTCACCTTGAGTTAATCTTCGAGAAAATGTTGACTTGGTAGTATATGATTGTGTCTCATCGCTGTAATCACAACCGTTCTCGAATATCTTCCATGGCATTGATCCTTGAATCATCACGAAGAAAACTTCCATACCATCTTTGTGTGGTGGAGATGCGATTGCATTGGGACTAAAACCTGCATAGCAATGGCAAGAGATGTTGATCTTATTAAGAACCTTTGCCAGTTCAGTTGAAATCATTTTAACTATAGGAAAATCATTTCTGTCAACGTTCACAAAAATCTTGTGGGGGTCTCTTGCCCTTTTGTTTCCATTTAAAAACGACTGGTCAAAGTATGGTACGATTTGGTTCCAATCAGGGAAAGCTTCACTCGGCAAATCTAACTTACCATGAAAAGCTTTCCTGCTTGCTATAGCTTCTGATAACCCCTCAGGTATCATTACTTGTTTCCGATATTATACTTTGGACAAAGTTCCCAATCGTGCTTTTCTTTATATGGAATGATCTTGATCATACGCAACGGTGCACAGGGAAACTCGTTAGATTCTACTGTCCAATCCAACAATCCCCAATCACTTAATAGTGTAGCGATTGTATTTCTACGCTCGATATCAGTCTGTTCTAGATTTGCTTTCTTTCCATCAAGCATGAACAACTCTTTGAAGTGTACGATAAAGTACCGTCCCTGCTTGTGTAGAATATGACAAGATTGATATAGTTTCTTGTCTTTGCGTGATGCAACACCAATACGTGTTAACGTTTCTCTTATCTTTAAAAAATCATCTGGTTCATTCAAAGTTACTTCTAACATATCCGCTGGGGACCATTCAACAATGCTATTCTCTTCCACCTTTACTCACCTTCTTTTTTATTATAGTTATTTGTTCAGGTGATAGAAGGGATAATACTTGTCTAGCTTTCTCATTGCTATAGCCATAGTATTGCTTAACCACTTCAATATCACTTTCAGTCTCAGGTTTCATCCATTTCGAAAAACGTTTCCGCTTTCGAATGATATTTATAAGAAAGTGATATTGTAGTTTATTGTCTAGGTGGTGATACTGGTTCATCACATTCGCAAGAACAGCAGTGTCATTAAAGTAACTTAGTGACCGATTTACCATAAAGCTGTCATATGCTTTCTCAGTCACATCGTCAATCATAATATCTTTTTTAGTATCGTTGATACTAGTCACATATTGAAATGGGTTCATTATATACCTTGTTCTACACCACTGTCTTGCCATGGCCAGCTATCCATAGCTTCAGTGATTAGTTTATAAAGTTCATCTGATGTATAGTCTTGAGTATTCTTTTTGTTTAAATGTTTATCGTATGCATACAACTGAGGTACAGTACGATGTCCACGTTCCTTCATGAACGCTAATGCCTTGGGGTCTTCTTGAATGTTAATAGTATAATAGTTTAAGCCAGTCCTGTCAAGTTTCTCTTTCATAATTTCGCAATAAGTGCATCTTGGCTGTGTGTATAAAACTATTGACATTACACTTCTCCTAACTTATTTAAAAAAGATTTATCTAATTCTTTATCGGGTTGCCAAGCATTAAAGTAATGAATATTTTGTAATATACCTTTAAATACTTGATTGTATTTATTATGAACATCATACCCATACCACCGTTTTCCGTATTTTGATCCAAAGTCATATTTCTTTTCATTATTAACAGCATCAGAATGTCTAGTAAAAAACATAGTGTCAATACCATCACTTCTTAATATAGGTACTAAATGTTTACTGTACATATAGTGCTCGTGTTTGATAAACTTAAGACTCAATGGATTATTTTTTCGATCAACAGTATACATTCTAACATAGAACCTCGCAACATTTTTAGGCAACTTAGTATATTGAGTTAGAAAAAATCCATAAAAAGGCTCATCATCTTTCAACCACAATATAGAATACTTAAAAGACAATCTAGTCAGTTGTTCATATGTATATGGATCGTCAATCAAGCGATCTACATTTTGATTATCGGTAACAACTCTTAATATAAAATCTTGAAGATAATCATCTTTTGGGTTATCAGTAATATATAACTTATAATCAGAATGTTCTTGTGCTATTAAACGCATTTATATATCTTCTCGACAATCTCAAACCCAGTAGCGGTTTCTCTAATAACATCATCACTAACCCACCAATCTTGTTGATGATTCCATTTAACATGAAGTTTACTATCTACTATTTTTATATCTACGCTTGGTGTTACATGATCCCATCTGTAGTGATTGTCAGCTTCTGTGAAAGCAACAATAGGTGGTGTCTTTGTGCTACCATAAACACTGTAAACTTCTTTTGCACCTGCCATTCTTAAAAACGCTAAAGAGGTGATTGGCGTAAGATCAGTACCAACTAGAAGTTGTTCGCATTCTGAGAAGTCTATGTCATCAACCTCTATTCTGTTATATATGCACGGAAACATAAGAGTATGAGTAGGCTTGATAGTATTCATTGT